TCTAAACAGGCGAATTGAGAGGTTAAGCATAGCCGAGGAAGTGTACGGCAAGGTTATAGATGAATTGGGGTTATGAGTATTGATATTGATGCCCTGGCGGACCAGGACCAGTACGAGGGTTACGATATGCTTCGCATCGATGGCTATGATGATTGTGCTGTTGGTATGGTAACGCGATGTGGCCAGGATCCGTTTATTGTTTACGACTCCGAAAAGATTATCGATAAACTGATGGAAGACGGAATGGATCACGATATGGCGATCGAGTATTTTGATTTCAATATTGCTGGAGCCTGGGTGGGGGAAGGCACACCCGGCTTCATTGAAACGTAAACTGTTAATTGATTAGCTAATGGATTAGTTGTATAACACCAACCAAGCCGATTGTGATAATCCGCTGGAGATATAATGGCAAAGAAAGCTAAAGCAAAAGAGCCCGAGGTAGTTGATGAATCAACTGATTTTGAAGACGAGTTCGACAAGATCGCCGAGGGCAAGTTAAAGATCACCGAAGAGCCCGGTACACCCGAGCTTGAAGAGGAAGACCTGGCCGCCAAGGATGGCGATGGCGACCCCGAGCCCATTAAGGCCGAGGACAAGGACCCGGACCCAGATCCCGATCCAACCCCTGACCCCGATCCCGTAGCGGATCCGTATGAGGGAATGAGCGAGGCCGTGAAGGCCCGGGTTATTAAACTTGAAGAAAGTAATACCAAGCTCAATCATCGCCTCGATAGCGATTCGGGTCGGGTCTCTGCTTTCCAGCGACAGGTCAATGATCTGCAAAGGGAGAACAGTAACCTAAAGGCCGCGCCTGCCGCCGCCAAACCAACACCGAACCAGATTGCCGATGCAATGAAAGGATCTAGTGAAGGTTGGGACCAATTCCAGGAGGACTACCCTGATGTAGCGAAGGCGATCGACAGCCGGCTTGAAATGGCTGGTAAGGCTACCCAGGAGAGTGTCGATCAAACCCTGGCCCCTGTAGTTCAACGACAGGCGCAAATAGAGACCACCGTGGCAAACACGAACACCCAGACCAAGGTGGACGAGGTAGCTAAAATCTACCCCGACTGGTCTGCCGCAGTACAAACACAAGATTTCGTGGACTGGCTTCAAGTGCAGCCACCAGGGATCGCCGCACTATCCGAGAGTGACGACACGAACGATGCGTCCGCACTGATCGGAATGTACGACAATCACCTGGTTGCAAATGGCAAGCCCACATTGAAAGCGACCCCAGAACCGGCGTCGAACCAGGAAGCAAAAACGGATGGATCCGAAGCGACTGCCCTGGCGGCAAAGCGAGCTCAACAACTTGAGGACGGCGCCACCATCGATAGCAAGAACGCACAGATCGATGCAGGAACCGAACCCAGGGGCGATTTTGAAACTGCCTTTGATGCTTACGCCAAAAGGAAAGACGCACAACGCGCAACGGCATAGTGCCTATTATTTAATTGTCAGTAGACAGGAGAGATCCAGATGGCCGGTTCAACTTACGGTGATATCAATCAACGTACCGCCGCGTGGGCAGCAACAGAAATGCTGGAACACGCTCGTCCCATAATCGTACTTAGCGACTATGGCCAATCCAAACCGATGCCCAAGAACAAAGCGGAGCAGGTGAAATTCCGCCGCCCGGTTCCTTATGTGGTATCCACAACAACCCTGACTGAGGGCGTTACGCCAACCAGTCACAAAACCACTTACGTCGATGTGCCTGCAACAATGGGCCAATACGGCGACCTGGCCGAGATCACTGATCGCGTGGATGATCTATCAGAAGATCCAGTTCTGAAAGATATGTCCGTGCTGGCTGGTGAGCAAGCCGCAGAAACCATCGAAATGGTTACCTGGGGAATCATCAAAGCAGGAACCAACGTGGTCTATGGCGCCTCTGGTGATACTGTTCGCACCGATGTTAATGATGCGATCAGCTTAACCGCACAGCGTACCTGCACCAGGTTTCTGAAAGCTCAACGTGGTCGCGTAATGAGCTACAAGATGAGTTCCAGTGTGCAGTACGGCACTGAGGCGATGGCTCCGGCCTACCTGGCGTTCGGTCACACCGACCTCGATGCCGACATTCGCGACATTCCGGGATTCGTTCCCTGCGAGAAGTACGGCTCGATGAAGGCCCTGCCTTATGAAATAGGCAAGGTTGAAACCGTCCGTTACATTCTCACTCCGCTCCTGGAGCCATTTCTTGCCGGCGGTAGTGCCACGCTGAACGGCATGGTATCTGCTGCTGGTGTGAACGTGGACGTTTATCCTGTCGTTATCTGCGCCAAGGAAGCGTATGGCCTGGTGCCATTGCGCGGCGCGGGTGCAATTCATCCAACGGTTCTGAATCCTGGTGTTCCCAGCAAGTCGGATCCGTTAGGCCAGCGTGGATTTGTTGGCTGGAAAACATGGTTCGTGGCAGTTGTCCTGAACCAGGCCTGGTTGGTCCGCCTGGAAGTCGGAGCATCAGCACTGAACGGGGTATCTTAATACCTGAATAGCGGATCCTGCTCTCCGGAGTGGGATCCTTTTTTAACCGACTGTGATTAGCTCCGCGCTGTCACTGAGGAAAATGTAATGAGTAATGAACTAGGTGGAATCACCAACCGAACTATCCGCGATTCGATAGGCACTTTTAGTAACGGCCAGGGTATTTTGGCGGTCGACGGAACCAATGTCGAAAACCTCCAGACCACTGGTGCGGTCGAGCACAGCGTTAATGGTGTTCAAATGACCGACCTGGCAACTATCGCAGAGTGGGATCTGAGCGCCGCTGTTGTACTGGACGCGAAGACCGGTGCAGTCCTGACTGCAACCAAGATCCATCCGGCTATCGCTACCGGGGATGCTGGCGGAGTAACACAAACCATCGTGTATATCTTTGCTTGCCGAGGTAATGTCCCGTACATTATCGAAAACTCTCTCAATGTAGCGGCTGCCCAGGATGACGCCAAGTACGAACTGACCTGCCCTGCGAACTACGCGCCTTTCGGTGCGGTCAAGGTCGTCCAGGTGCCGACAGCAAGTGTGGGTGTTGCCCTGTTTCAACTGGGCGTCAGTGACCTGACAGGTATCACTGGTCGTACAACAACCGTTTACAATCTGTCGCATTGCCCCGCTTCCGTAGCGGATATGGTTACTGTTTAAAGTAGCAAAGTAGTGCAAGGCCGCGAGGCCTCGCGTTCCCTGTTGCCGGCCAGCTTGACTGAGCTGGCCGGCAACTATATAGCCCCTTCGGGCGCTTGAGCTGGAGTTTTTTATGACTGATTTTAATTTAGCAACCGCCGACAAATACCAACTGAAATTCTGGGCAAAGGAGCAGTATGACCTGTCCCTGTCCCTGGCTATGGGTGAGGACACGATGCGCGATCATATCACCCGGCATTGTGCCAAGAATGATATCGAGGCACCGACCGGCGTGGTTGCCGGCAAGAAAGTAGATGGTGTCAAGTACATCACTATTAATATCGCCAAGTCCGAAAAGAGGGATGGAGCTGTTCCTGTTTTCGTGGGCTGTCAGGGAGTCGGATACACGATCCCCAGGGGAATCAATATCAAGGTTCCTCCATCCGTGGTCGAGGTTTTGAAGAACGCGGTCCAGGACGTTGTAACCCAGGACCCGGATACCGGCGAGGTCCTGCATCAAGATGTAATGGCCTATCCATTCCAGGTGGTGGCCGCGTAAATGACTTTTCTGCAACTCTGTGCCAGGTTCGTCCAGGAAGCCGGAATTGCCGGTGGTGGTCCGACGACCACTATTGGACAGTCCGGACAGCTATTGCAGGCAGTCAATTGGGTATCGCAGGCCTGGGAAGATATACAGATCATGCGACCGAACTGGAAGTTTATGCATGAATTCTTCACCTTCGATACGGTTGCGAGCACCAGGGACTACCCGCCAGGTGACCAGTCGATTACCGACCTGAACCAGTGGGACCAGGGCAGCTTTCTGATTTACGAGGATGCGGTCGGGACCAGCGATGAAAACCATCTACCTTATACGACCTACGGCGAGTGGCGAACAGCTTACCGGGCCGGCATGGCCTCGGTGGCTACTGGCAGGCCTGTGCTCTGGACGATCATGCCGAGCCCTGCTAATTCAGTCAGATTACAACCATCACCTGACAAGGTTTATAAAATCAGCGGCGAGTACAAAAGAACAGCTCAACTATTTACCGCCGATGCTGATGTGCCCACCAATTTCCCCGACGACTTTCACATACTGATCGTATGGCAAGCCCTCAAGAGTTACGGTTTCCACCAGGACGCTCCCGAAATCCTGGACCAGGCCGAAGTAAACTTTGATAACTTGCTAACCCGGTTAGAGATCGAGCAACTACCGGACTTTAGCGAGGACCGCGAGGGCCTTGCTTAATGCGAAACTCAAACCTGGCCAGGAGGCCTAGAGGAAACGTAAAAACCAGATCGTTCACCCTTGAAGGTGGATTGAACCTGGTTGACGCTCCGATCACCATCCCTGGTGGTATGTGCCTTGCTTCAATCAACTATGAACTCCTGGCCCGAGAGGGCTATCGTCGCCTGGATGGGTACGAGGCCTTTGATGGTCAGACCTCCCCCTCAGATGCGGCCTACTGGGTCCTGGACTATGATATCTGGACTGCCGCCTTCGTGGATGATGCCACGGTCACTGGTGGGACTTCCGGGGCAACCGGGAAGGTCCTGCTCGATGTACCAGGCACTACAAACGGACTGACATTCTCTGAACAGTTCGATCATGCCAACTGGGTTAAAACCGGAACACCAGTCACCACTGCAAACTCGACACTCGCGCCTGATGGGAACACGGTTGCTGATACCCTGGAAGATAATGATGCCGCGTCACATGAAGCGTATGGCCAGGCTGTCGCCTCGTTTGCCGTAGGCAATACCTACACGGCCTCGATCTTCGTACTCAAGGATGCGGTTGCGAAGGAAACCAGATTTCCGATGCTGAGAATCCGATTCGCCGGGTCCACAACAGAAGACAACCAAATCACGTTCG